TATCCTCTTGCTCCCGGTCTTGGTTCTCCAGGCGCTCTAGTGTTGTTTGGAGGAGGCGATCCTCTAAATAAATCATACCCACTTTCTGGTCCTGTTACAACACCGTTGTTATTATTCATACTTGGTCTTGGGTTTTGTTGTGGTGGTCCTTGCTGTGGTTGACCTTGTTGTGGTTGACCTTGCATAGGCATACCCTGTGCTGCCATCATTTGCTGCTGTTGAAGTTGCATTATCGCCTGTTGAAATTGTAGTTTCCTTATATATTCTTCTCTTTGCTCATTGGTATATTGTCTTTTTAGCTGATCCAAATAGAACTGAGCTTCAACCGGTCTTTGATTTTCAAGCAGGCCTTCCCACATATTAAATGCGATAGCTTTGGGTTCTGACCTTGAACCTTGCTGTGCAAAGATTTCCTTCTTCCACTTGTCGGGATCTTCCACATCCAGTATTTCATTCCAGATATAAGTGTCCGGAGCTAGTGGTACAGGGCCTTCCCTTAACATCTGAGCTGTTGAGAACCTCTGAGGATCCTCCATTCCGAGAGAATTTTTAAACATAATCTCTAGGTTTCCTGCTTTTTTCAAATCTTCAGGTGCTATTTCCTCGTCAAAATAGGTTTGCGTTTCTCCCATCATTCCGTCAAACTGCAATTTTCCGAACCTTCCACCCTGATACTGGTATCTTAAAATATTTGCTATCTGTGTCATTGCGCCACCCAGGGCCTTCATCCTGTGGGATACCTGATGTTGTGCGCCTGCTCTTAAAATATTTGCTGCGTGACCTGACAACTGGAACTGAATATCACCAAATACTATGTCTGGTACGGTTCCCTGCTGCAATTCGCTGTTTACAGTACCGATATAGGCTCCTGCATCAGCTACAAGTTTCATTTCAGGTGCCAGTTCCATATTTTCTCCGTCTTTAAGAGAGATATTGGCTCCTTCCCTGTAGGGATCATCCATTAATCTTAAATTTCCATCCCTGCTTCTTAAAATCATAGGGTGTTTTACTGCACGCCTTACCAAAGTCTGCCAGTCGGACATTGACTTGTTCTGTGTGTCTATAAGGCTTCTGATATGAGCAAATACGCTTTCACCAACGTCACCCCATACGTTATCTCCTGAGTAATCTCCCTGAACAAATGGCTGGGGACCAACGTATCCTATAAATGCAGGCACTATAGAGTCGCCATTTAGGTTTTTATTTTCGTGTTTCTCTGGTTTTACTAGATATCTTCCGTTTGCAACTACGCTTCTAGTGTGTCTGTCAATATATTCGTGTACGTCTACTCCTGCTTCATAGTCGCCTGGAGCAAAATCCATATTTACTCCGTAGGAATCCTTAATAAAATCAGGGGTTCTCGAATGTGATCTTGCTATCCATTTCAGTCCGTTGTTGTCGAACTTCCAGGTTGCATTTAGTGGATCAAAGGGTTCTATTTCGCACCTTATAGAGCCGTTGTCCTGCTTGTTGAACATAGCTCTGCCACAATACCAGCCTCTAACTGCGATATACCAGGCTAACTGGTCCTGCAGCGTTGGGGACAACATTGAGGCTAGTCTGTCATCCCCCATACGGATACATCCACGAATGAATTTTTCTAAAGTTGTGCCAGATTCTGCGCTCTCTGGATCATTTCTGTCGTATCTGGTCCGTACAGTCATTGCTGCTTCAGTCAAATAACTGATAATTTTATCTGCCGTTGTTCTTGGCTTGTTGCTTGTGTAGGATTGGTAGCCTTCTCCAGCATCATATTCTTCAAGAGTGTAATACTTGTAGTCGGCCTCCCACCTTTCCCTGAGTTTAAGGTACTGTGGCTTTTCCTTTTCCTCGGTTACAAGCTGCTCAATCTGTTTAGCTGTGAGTCTTTTTTCAGTTGTCATATTTTACCAGTATGATATTGATGGTTCTCTCGGACTATAGGAACTTGCTTCCCTTGCGTGACCAAATTCGTGTATGAGTCCATAAGTTATAGCCTTTACTGCGTGATTATACCTGTCCCTGGGCGTTGTGCCTAGCACGTTGCCCTCACGATCAGTCGCCCAAGAGTAAACCTTGGTCTGTCCGTTAAAGGGATTAGGGCCTCCTCCTAGTTCGCTTATCGCACCTTTGCAGTCAGGTGAAAAAACAATTTTGGGTTCCTTCATAATAGGATCAATCTTTAAAAACGTATTGAATCTTTCAACACCTTCTATAATTCTTACATAAGTCGGGTGCAGATACAATCCCGACTGCTCCTGCCACACTTCAACCTGAGAAGGCATTGCCTGATGCTGCGCACCGGCCTGATCTATGGCTCCGTACTTGTCTGCCTTGTTCCACCAGGCTCTTGTCATAGCTATCTGGCATATTTCAGGACCGATCTTTTCCTGCTCGTATATTTCATCAAATACCCTGATCTGCCCGTCAATAATCTGAGCAAACTCCACAGCATAAGCCGAATCCGTAGCTCTCGAATATCCCGGATCCACCCAGACATACACAGGGACACCCTCTACAAAGTCCACATCCTGTATATGAACCTCATTCCTAAACATTTCGTGTACCCTTCCCTTCGGAGGACTAGGCACACCGGCAAATCTTTCCATAAACCACGACTCGCTGTGCGTATTTTCCAGCTTAACTATCTCAGGATCCTCCCTGCCACCAGGAAACAGTTCCGTATTAGTCCACGTTGGGAGGGAGAAGCTCTTTACGTTTTCAGAGTTCTGGACAGCAGGAGAGGACCAATGTATATATTTCTCAGGATACCATCCAAGGCTACTTTCAAAAGTACCTTCAAGCATCAACCACCCTCTTGCCTCTACCAATCTCTCCTCCAGCCTCCAAAAACTCTCCAAATCCAACTGAGATGCCTCGCAAGCCACAATTCCTCTGGGAGCCTCCATAGCCAAACTCTTAAAATCACTAGCAGATTTGGTCTTTACAGCTATCCTTTCGTGATTACACCTAGCTTCGCCACATACACATACATTTAATCTTAAAATTCCGGGGTTAATAGGCTTGCTCATCTCTCCCAAAAGGCCTAGGTTACTTAAATCAGTACCAATATAATTAAATTCTGCCCTGGTTCTCTCATAATCAGCAGCAACCAGCCAATATATATCACCCGGATTAGCAGTCTTATTCGCAATACTCTCTAAAATCTTAACAGTAAGATAAGCAGCAGCCAATCTGCTCTTACCACCTCTTATACCACCAGCTACCAACTTATAGCGTGCAGCATCATCCAATATCGTTAACTGCGCCTCAGTAGGCTTTAAGCGCATCTGAGCTAGTAACTTATCCCTCGTAGTGGTGTCCATACTAAGATATTGTACATAAGATTTTAAATCTGTGAAGTAGTACTCATCAAGTAAGAAAGAAAGACCACCAAGCCACACCCCCCAAGAAGAAAGGAAGAATATACTGTTAATCGCCCTGCTCTTATTTATTATAGTCACCACCCCAAGAAGAAAGAAAGAAAGCAAGAAGAAGAAAGCAAGAAGAAGAAAGCAAGAAAGATATTATTTCACTTTTTAGGTACTAATATCAACTTTGAACTAATAGAAAATTAAGAAGGTTGAATTTAAGGGACACTGTTATATTTATCTTATTGCGAAATTGGGTTTTTTATAGTTGCGAATTTGAGCAAGAAAATAGCCTAGAAAAATATTAATTAATCTAGGCTATAATTTATTTAACTATTCCACTCTAAAGAATTAACACATTTAGAACACATAAATTGTTGAGTTAATTTATTCCAAAATACACTCTTGGTTTTTAGATTGTAACCACCATACGACCACCCAAATAATTTATCGCAACAATAAGTTACATCTAATTTTTTTAGTAGTCTAAATTTAATGTAGTTTAATAATTTCATATTGCTAACTCCTCCTCTGCCTCAGTCAAATGACTTGCCTTTTTGAACTTATCAACATCAAATCTATCATTAGACTGAATGAAGATATTAATTAATCGATTTTCAATATTATCAATTAATCCCAAGAATGAATCTTGAGAACCGAAAACATCATCATTTGATAAATGTTGAATTGCTAACCTTTCGTTTTTTAGCATTTGAGCTATTTGTATAAAATGTTGTTTAGTAAACATTTTTTAATCTCCTTTAATTGTTTAAGTTGTTAAGTATATTTTACTAAAGTACAGCTAAAAAAGATATTATTTTAATCTTAAAAATGGATAATTTGAGTTCTGTAGCAGTAAGCCTAGAATCAATTATTTTCTTTTAATTGCTCCGAATTTTCTGATATTTTTTTATTTTCTTCTGGACTTCCTGGAATTAATTTAGTCGTATTTTGCAAGGCAAATATTAAATTCATAGCGTTGGTGTCGGAGTTCTCTTGTATCTTCCGGAAATCCTCCGGGGCTTGTTGCTCCAATAACCATTGGAGATTATTTCCTCCTTTATTGTTGGATTCTTGTAGTTTCTGAATACTAGAACTGATCCAGGTTGCATGCATGCGTGAAGTGAGTACGTAAAACTTTATATAATAACTATCTTCAAATATATTATTTTCTATTGCTATCTTTCCTCTTTTTAAAATCTCATTACCTCTACGCCTACCAATTTTTGAAATATCAAGAGAAACATTAATATTGCCTATTAATAATAATTCTTTAAAGTAAGTTCTTAATATCTTATAAGTAATATTACTCTTACGTGGTCTGCCTATTATCTTAGTATTATTAACTACTATAATATTATCTTCTTTATTAGATATTATTTTAATATCCGATTTTCTGGATTTTGTGCTTTTTTCGGTTTTTTCGGTTTTTTGTGCTTTTTTCTTCATTTTCTTAATAATTCGGATTGCGAGAATCCGTTTTAAGCGCCTTCAGACACTTGAACAATGGTATACATCATTTATTTATTTTAACATCATTTTCATTTTAGGTTCAAAATTCGGTTTTCAATTCGGTTGCAATAGTGGATTAAACTTGTTTATCCCTGTATAATGAGTGTTAACGAACTAAAAATTAAAGGAGTAGCTAATGACCGAGCTAAATAAAAATGAAGGTTTGCAAGTAAAATTTGATGAGAATTTAGAATATCAACAACTACTGCAAACTTTCAGACTAAACAAAAAATACTTACCTTCAAATGAAAATTACACATTCGAAGATGAAATAAACAAATCTAATTTTTTCAATAAGGAGGAAAAATAAATGATAGACACAGTTACAGAAACAATGTTTATAGATACATTCAAAAAAATAAGACCTGATAATTTTAGTTATGACGGTTTAAAAGTATTGTTTGAACACTTGGAAGAATACGAAAATTCAACAGGAGAACAAATTGAGTTTGATGTAATTGCGATATGTTGCGATTATTCAGAATACGAAACCAAAAAAGAATTATTAGACGATTATAATTATAATTATAAAACTATTGAAGAAATAGAAGAACAAACAGAAGTTATAGAGTTTAAAAAATGGGATATAAAAACTCTTTCAAATAACGATTATTCAAGTTACATAATCAGAGCGTTTTAAGGAGAAAGAATAATGTATTACACGCCAGAAGATTACGAACCTAAAAGCCAAAAAGATAAAATTTTGGTTATAGGGAAACCAATCCAAGATTTAACAGAGTCGGAAACAGACGAAGTTTTAAACGAACTTGTTAAAAATGGAACTCTTAAAAAAGATAAAAATGGGAACTATTTTAAAGTTCATAAAACTGATTGTGCATTGCGACCACTAACAGACAAAGACATAGATGAAGTTTGCCAAGTTTGCTCCAAGGAATTAAATCTTGGAGATATCGTAAGACCTTTCGTCATTGGTGGTGGTGGCCTGATGTATTGGTGTAGGGATTGCGATAGTACGGACACAGAATTATAAGAAATTCCTTTAATTGAAAAGAGCCTAGAATTAAAAACTCTAGGCTCTTATTTTTTAATTAAGTCGTTGTGTTTATGGTTTTTTAATAATTTTAAAGTCTTTAATATCTCTCGAATCGAAATTATCATTTATACATTTTGTATGAATTGTCCATACTGTCATCATCATATCCAACATCAAAACAATTTCTTTTTTGTTTATTGGTTTATCACAACAATCACACTTTAAATCCACTAGATACCTTGGTGGGAGAGTTTCTAAATCTATAAACCTCCACTCTAATTCTCCACCATTTTCATCAATGTAAGATATTCTATTGCCCTCGACAATATCTTTTTTTTCAATTAATTTCATTACTTTATCCTCACAATCGTCATATTATCTTCAACTTGTTTTTCTTCAACTGCAATCCATTTAACAAGAGTTACGAAATCGTCATAATCTCCGAAGGTTCTATGTTCTCCATACCATTCTTCTCTATCGTAAAGGTTGCTATCTTTATAATCGTGTTGCATTGTTTCTACTGAATGTATTTCTCCGATCTCATCATTCCATTCACAGAAAAAAACTTTGTCATTTTCTTCAATGAATTTTTTAACTTCATCAGAATAATTAATCCAAAATTTTTGAGTAGTCATTACTTCCCTTAATTCATTACCTTGATCTTCTTCTTTATCATTTTCTGAAAGTATTAATTTCCACACTTTTATAACTTGTTCCGAAACATCTAATCCCTTAGATATTATTTGTTTTTCTTTAGTCATAATTCCTCCTAGAATTATTTAGTTTGTGTATGTATACAATTGTATACTAATTGTAGTTATTTGTGTATAATTTTAAGTACAAATTAAACTATTCCTGGAATTGATTTCCAGAGAGAAAAGGAGAAAAGATTTATGGAAAATGTCATAAAAATTAATGGTATCGTATACGTCAAGGCCACAGCTCTAGTATCTAAAGTTGAAGTAGGTAGCGACAATGAACCACATATTTTTGATTATTACCTAGACAGAGAAAACAATAACGAACATTGTTATCCTGAAATGCTTACACATTATACAGAGAAAAATGATTGGGATTATATTCAATGCTTTGATGTGGCCAATCCAAAAAAACTAGAAATAATCGAAATGAGCCTGGATATTTGTCCAGAGAAAAGGAGAAAATAATGACTGAAATTCAAAAAGACTGGTTCGATAAACACGTTACAGTTATGACACTTAATGATGACAAAGAAACAGAAAAAAAGATAAAGAAATCTTTAAAAAAGGCTTTCATAAAGGAGGGCAAGAAGAATGAGTGAAGAAAATGACTGGAGCATAGACCAAATAAGGCAAAGTATTCATACCTTAAATGAAAATTTATTAATGATTGCTTATCAGCTTTATGTTTCTAGTGCTACACAACAAGGCTTACAACAATATGCCAATGAAAAAACGTTTTTTTCAGAATTTAAAAATTTAGAGAACGCAAAGGAGCAAGAAGAATGAGATCTGAAGAAATGAGTAAAGAAAAGAGAGCCTTAGCTAATACATCAGAAAATCTCACTGAAGAAATGGCAAAACACGTACCAAGTATGGATTTGCTAGATGAATACCAAGAGA